TTAAAGTTTTCGTTTTGCATTTGTTTACTCCTATTAAAATGCTTGAATAATTAGAGACTGATTTCCAAAAGTAATTACTTGAGTGTATTTGTATAAGTCATCAATCGTTGTTAATTCTAAATGTTCATAGTCTTTTTGGACATCTTCGAAACTTTCGTACTCATTCCACTCGCAACGGATTGCGATAGGGTCGTAATCAATATCACAACCTAAATCGTCTTCTAATTGTTCGAGGTAATTAAAAAGACTTTCACAACCCTCGTATGTGTAATGGTCTCTTAAATCGTTTTGAAAAGTAGTTAAAGAAACGTATTCTTTCATTTTAAATCTCCTATTATTATTAAAATTATACTTTAAGTATAGTAATACATAAATATTAATAGAAAGTAAATATATTTTATCGAGTTATTAATTAAATATTTTGATCTATTATTTTTTTGGATTATTTTTAATTACATAAATAAATTTTGTTAAATGGTTTCAAATGGTTGACGAAATAAAAAAACGAGGGCGAGGTCGTCCACCAGGTGCATCAAAAAGAACTTTAGCACCTATTACAATCATCACTCAAGAGCTCACAAAATCTCTTGAAATATTAGATCAAAGAGGAAAAAGTTTGGCCTATTGCTTGGCAGATGAATTTGAGCAAAGTCCATCAAGGGTTTTAACTGCCATTTCTCGTTATCTACCAACAAAAATTGAGCTAGATGTTAAAGAAACTAACCCTTTTCTACAGTCATTGAGGGAAATAAACGACAGAATTGAGGGAGTTAAGACCATTGAACACGAGGACGAGGAAGAAAACTCTAATTAGTTAATAGGTCTAATAATCCTATTAACTTCTATATAAGTTATTGATATATAAGGATATTTTTTGGCAGCTTTTTTAAGATTTTAATATGTGGGGACACCCCCCTAGAAAAATAGTGGGGGTGCAGTAAATTTATATTACCCCCCTCATAAGTTTTATACAGAAAATCAAACCCTTATGAAAAAAAATTGTTTGACTCTATTTGTAGCATAACTTATCTTGTATGTTATATCGGACTTCTCCGTCCGAAACATATATCTACTTACTATTATTATTATTGAAGTAAAAGGTGCTGTTTCGATAGCACCTTTTTCCTTATGCAAAGAATGTCAGAAAAAAAATTAAATGATGCAGCCGAGACACTTCTTGCTCTACGAGACGACCCTATATTGTTCGTCAGGACTTGCCTACAGGCAGAACCACAGAAGTGGCAGAGGGAAGCACTAGAGAATATTGTTAAGCATAACAGACTGTCGATTAGGTCTGGCCATGCTGTCGGTAAGACAACTTTCTTATCCTGGACGATACTTTGGTGGCTCTGTACGCACTATCCTAGTAAAATAGCAGCAACAGCAAACTCTGCATCACAGTTAGAACAGATATTATGGCCTGAAATCCAAAAATGGTATGGACGTATGCCACAGGGATTTCAAGATGAGTTGGAGTTTCGTTCGGATAAAATCACTCTCAAAAATGCACCCGACAGTTTCTGCGTGAGCAGAACGAGCAGACGAGAAAATCCTGAAGCATTACAAGGCTTCCACTCCCCCAATATGTTATTTATTATCGATGAGGCATCAGGTGTGCCTGATATTATTTTTGAAGTAGCACAAGGTGCAATGTCTACACCAGGTGCGAAAACGATTATGGTTGGTAACCCCAACCGATCTACAGGGTACTTTTATGACTCGTTTGAAAGAAATTCTGCGAGTTGGAAGACCATGACAGTATCTTGCTTAGACGCAGACACAGTAGACCCTCAGTACATTGAGGATATGAAACATCAGTATGGTGAAGATTCTAATATCTATCGTGTTCGTGTACTTGGTCTTCCACCCGAAACTGACGACAATGCTATTATGGGTCGTGCCCTTGTCGAGTCAGCAATCAACAGAGATGTTGAGCCAACCCATGTTATGCCTGTTTGGGGACTTGATATTGCTCGTATGGGGTCAGACCGATGTGCCCTGTGCAAACGAAAAGGCAATGTTATTACCGAGCCAATCAAGCATTGGGGTGGTAAGGACTTGATGGAGACAGTAGGGATTATTATGGCAGAGTATGACACTACCCCCTATAATGAGCGACCGAGTGAGATATTGGTGGACTCGATTGGTTTGGGTGCAGGTGTTGTAGACCGATTGGTTGAGTTAGACTTGCCTGCTCGTGGTATCAACGTTGCAGAGAGTTCGAGCATGAGCGATAGATATATGAGACTGCGAGATGAGTTGTGGTTTAAGTGTCGTGAATGGCTAGAGCATAAAGATGTGAGCATACCTGACCAGGACGAATTGATTACGGAATTAACTGCTGTGCAGTATGGCATTATGTCGAATGGTAAGTTTAAGGTCGAGAGTAAAGACGAAATGAAGAAACGTGGTATGCGAAGTCCTGATGTAGCTGATGCGTTAATGCTGACGTTTGCAGGCTTGGCAGTCCGGGCATCAGGTAGTGGTGCAGGCTATAAGTTCAATCAGAAGATTGATTATGGAAGTAGTGGGTGGATAGTATGATTCCATTTCCTAATAAGAAATACAACATTATCTATGCTGACCCCGCTTGGTCTTATAAAGACAAGGCAAGGGCAGGTAATAGAGGTGCTGAATGTAAGTACCCAACACAATCTATAGAATGGATAAGTTCTATGCCTGTTAAGGATATAGCAGATGATGATTGTGTTTTATTTATGTGGGTGACAATGCCTAAACTTAACGAATGTTTTGATGTTATTACTTCTTGGGGATTCGAGTACAAAACTTGTGCATTTACTTGGGTTAAAAGGAACAAAATATCTGATAGTTGGTTTATGGGTATGGGTAGTTGGACAAGAGCAAACTCAGAATTATGTTTATTAGCTACAAAAGGTAAACCACAGAGAGTTAGTGCAGGAGTTCATTCTGTTGTGGACACCCCTATTGAAAGACATAGTAAAAAACCTGATTGCGTAAGAAATAAAATAATAGAATTATGTGGCGATTTGCCAAGAATAGAATTGTTTGCTAGGCAAAAAGTAGATGGTTGGGATTGTTGGGGTAATGAAGTATGAATAATATTATCGACTTTCCAAGACCTGAAGATTTAGATATAAACGATGAACAGTTTTGGGAACAATGTTCTGAGATTTACCATATGTATGCGAATATGTCGTTATCGCTGATGCGTATGGAGATTGCTGATGGACATGAGGTAGCAGGTGCTCTTTGTGTCGTGGCTTTGAGTATTCTTAAAGGGCAAGGCATGGACGCAGATGAAATTAAAGAATTTGCTGACATGATTTTCGATAAGAATTAAGAGCCACCTACTAATAAAAGAACACGCATTTTATCAATTTTATAGAATAGCTTTATATTCGTAGGTGGTCTAACAGAGGAGTCGATATGGCAAGAGGATTATACGCAAACATACACGCAAAGAGAAAACGCATTAAGGCAGGAAGTAAGGAACGTATGAGAAGTAAGGACAGTCCTTACGCACCCAAAGCAAGTGCTTTTAAGAAAGCAGCGAAGACGGCTAAGAAAAAATAATGGCTAAGGTTAAAGAAGTTAAGCTGCATGAGGCAACCATTAAAGGTACGTCTCAGGGAAGAAAACCGATCATGTCTACAATGAATAAGGCGAAAAGACGCAGTTTTAAAAAGTATCGAGGACAAGGCAGATAATGGCTAAAGACCCAAGATTATCACGAATAGGTGTGAGTGGTTATAACAAACCTAAGAGGACGCCGAGCCACCCTACAAAGTCACACGTTGTCGTGGCTAAGTCAGGTGACCAGGTGAAGACTATTCGTTTTGGTCAACAAGGTGTGAGTGGTGCAGGAAAGAATCCTAAGACGGCTAGTGAGAAAGCTAGAAGAAAGTCGTTCAAGGCACGACACGCAAGTAACATTGCTAAAGGCAAAATGTCGGCAGCATATTGGGCAGACAAAGTTAAGTGGTGATATGTCAAAAAGGGATAAAAGGGCGATTGACGGAATTGTTGCTGAATTAGAAGTTCAGATTGAGCTAACAAAGAACCCCAACCTCTTAGTATTCGTACCCCTTATGGGATTAGGATTAATAGACATAGTAACCTTGAATAGAAAAACAGGCGAATTTAAAGCATACGATGTCAAGGCTCGTAGCATTAGACAATCAGATTATGTGACCAAAGATGGTCATTTTAAAAACACTAAAGGTAAGTTAATTCACAGACCTAGAAGTGAAGAACAGAAACGACTCGGTGTCGAAATTATTTATCCAACAGAAAAGGAATAGATTATGAAAATGTATCAAAAAAGAACACAAATGAGCAGACGTAGAGGTTCAGGTGCAACATCTGATTATGAAGCAAAATTAATGAAAAGACAACCAAGACCACTAGCATCTAAAGCACCAAGAAGAAGAATGAATGTGGCTACAGGTGCATATTCTGACCAAGAATTAAAGTTCTTTAAATAATGCCTTACAGTAAGTACAGTCCTGCACAGAAACGTCTTGCTGCTGTTGCAGGCGATCGTAAGAAGATAACTGCTGCTGATTTAAAAGCTGTTAAGAAGAAGAAAAAGAAAAAAGGTAAGTAAATGCCAAAGATGGACGATAAGACATTTCAGTCACTCATCAACGACCATATGGTTGATGCTGTCAACTATTATGATACTGAATATGCTATGGATAGAGCAGAGACCCTTGATTACTATTTAGGTGAGCCTTTTGGTAATGAGGTCGAAAACAGATCACAAGTGGTTGCTACAGAAGTATCTGATACAATCGAATACATTATGCCACAGTTGATGAAAGTGTTTCAATCGTCTGACCATTTTGCACGATTTGTTGCTCGTGAGGCAGAAGATGTAAAAGCTGCTGAACAGGCTACTGATTTAGTCAACTATGTCATCAACAATGATAACAATGGATTTGTAAACATCTATAATTGGTTCAAAGATGCTCTATTGTTTAAGATTGGTGTATTAAAGACATTTTGGGAAGAAAACATACAGGTTGTTGAAGAAAGCTACAAAAACCTTACTGAAGATGAATTAACAATATTATTGGACGACCCTGATGTTGAGGTCGTATCACAATCCATCAACGAAGTGGGCATATTGCAAGATGATGTGTCCGATGATATTTCCGAAGATGAGGAACTTGATGAA